TAATATGTTTGATATAGCTTGTTCTTGAGCAATTTCTATTCCTTGTTTATAATTAAGCTGCATGTATAAATCAAGTTCTTCTGTAGAACCTGGCAACTTTTCTTTTTCTATGTTTCTAACATTAGCCCCTAACTCAGCCTGAATTAGATCAAGCATAGAGTTTGTATTCATATCTCTTTGAATACCATTAACATAAGCTGTTCTTTTGCCAGTAGATATTGAATCTTCGCCTACGGCTCTAACGCTATACAATCTATCTTGCATGCCGTTTACTACTATATCTATAAATTTAGGTATAATAGGTACAGGTTTCCAATCAAGATTTAAATAAGATAAATCCCCATTAATAGCAAATTCATCTTTGTATTTTCTTATTGATTGCTCACCTCTAGCGTATAATCTTAATCTATGGAATTCATCCCTTAAAGCATAATATCTTCCTTGTGAGCCACGACCCGAATTAAACCATTCTTGCTCTATGGCTTTTGCAACCTGCGTTCCATATTGAGCGCTTTTTTTCTCTGAGTCTGATACTGCTTGACTAGGAAATTGAGAATAGCTTTTTTTAATTTTTGCCATATTTATTTAATTAGCATACTTCTGTCTCCTTCATTCTTATATTTAGAGAATGAAAAACTAAGTTTTTTTGTTGATCTTTCTTGTCTTGGTCTATATAAATGTTTTCTACAGGCCATTATAGCTAGCCCGCTACTTATTGAAGCATCATAAGCTGTGCGCTTTGATATATCAAATTTAGCCCAGTCTTCTAATGTTCTTTGAAAATACATATTTCCATAATTATCTCCTAAATTACCTACATTTTCTTCTATGTAGGATTCAATAGCAGCCGCATGCGCTTGCCTTATATCTTCTGATGTATTAGGTATTCCTCCTAATTCAGCTTCTGTTTTTGAAAGAGTGCTTCTTAATTTATCGGGTCGGTTCATAGAGTAACCCCTATAGCCTCTTCTTTTTAAATGATATAATAATCTTGGTTTGTTATTTTCTGCTAATATAGCCATACCATAAAAAACCATTGCCATAAGCACGTCTTCAAAAAATATTTCAGCAGTTTGTGGTCTTGCAATATATTCTAAAAAGAATTTACTGGAAGGAAAATTTGGGTCCATTGAGAAAGTTGTTAAACCGTGCAATGCCCCGTTTGATCCTCCACCTCCAACTACGCCTGATATATCATATGAATCGCAACCAAAATATCCAAATCCTTCATTACCAGGATATTTTATACCATTTTTTTCAATTACATTATTACGCAAGTGTTCTTTAGGCAACCAGCTAACTAGAAATCTACCATTTCTATTTGGTGTCCAAATAACCTCTGTATCTTTAATTCCATTTTTCCAAGAAAAACTACCTTTAACAACATAACCTTTCATTGCCATTTCTTCATTATAATCAATCTGTTCATATATTTTTGTAAGATTGAATAATGAATTTAATGTTTCATCTCTAAAGGCATGCTTCTCGGATCTTGGAAATTGCCTGTAATATTCGTTTAATGCATCAGCGTCATTTTTGAGTCCTTCAACTTCATTTTCCCAGTGCTCAATAACCCCCGTGCGAATGATGCTGCCGTCAATTCCTTTAACCGGCTCTGATGGTGTTTCGAATACAGGGTATCCATACTTATCAATGAATCCTTCGTAACCCCATTCCATAGGTATGAACAAAGCGTATAATCCACTTGTAGTCTGGCCATTTTTATTTCTTTCTCTAACGTCTGAGTCATAATATAATTTTTTAAAATTATCCCCGCCTTTATCCAAAGCATTGGACGTAGATCCCATCATACATTTACCAACAACTCTAGCTCCTAATCTTAAACAAGTTTTAGTTACCCGCCAGTTATTTAATATATTATCAGGACGTTCCCATTTACCAGATTCATCGTGAACTAATAATATTAGCTTTTCACCATCATAACTATTATCTCCTGTATTTTTCCAATCAATAGTAGTATCAAGACCTTGACCAATTAGTTCGTCATCTGCTTCTTTAAAGGTATTTCTTGTAAGTCTTCTTGAAGGGACTTTGTATGATAATTCAGTTTTAGGCCGCTCCATTCCATCTTGTGTTGGTTTAAAGAAGAATGGATAGTTGGTTGATATTGGTACAACTTTATCGGTGAACATTTTTTTAGCATCAGCTCCGGTTTTGGATAGTATACCAAACCGCGAGTCTCTTGATGTTGTAGCCACGTTAACAGTTTCTGATGATGCCATGAAGCTAAACCCAGACCGTCTATTTTTGAGATAGCACATTCCGTAACATCTATAATCGGCTTTGCACGCTTCCCAAAAATAATAAAATATTCTGTTTGCGTGTCTAAACTCTGGTGCTCCGACATCAATTTTTGTCCAGTTGAGGTACATATAGTGTGACCCTGTAATATAACACGGTTCGCCGTTGCACATGAACCAGTACCCATCATTACGCCTATTAAACTCAATATCAATATATTCGTAATATTGTTCTTTAGTTTCTTCAGGATGATGTTTGAATTCATGTACTGTTTTAATTTTATTGAGTGAACCTGGTCTTTCCCTTCTTATAAAAACTTGATCTTCTTTCTTTAATTTAGATCCGTTTATATTAATGGGAGTTTTAGGTATTGCTACCTTAAGACCCTGTATTTCGTATATCTCACCTATTGTACCGTCTTTACTTATTACAACGCAATCAAGTTCTTCGTTGTATCCGTATTCGTATTTTTTATATTTATTTTTTCTTTTTACCTCTTTAGTATCAATGTGGTCTGTAATAATATTATATAGTGATTGCTTATACATTATTTTATTCTATCTTCTACGCCTAAAAATTTTACAGACTCTTTTTTATTTTCTTTTTTAGCATCCGTTAATTCTTCTATTTTTTCTATAATTTTAAAAGAATCTTCTATTGCAACCCACTTTGCTTGTGCTGCTATTTTTGCTTTTTCTGGCTCCAACTCTACTAAATCTATTCTTTGCTTTATTACTTTTTCAAGCTCAACTAAAGCAACCTCAGCGGCGTCAATTATTCTTTTGCGTCGATCCATATTTTAAAGTAACTTGATTTGATAAAATTCTATATAATTTTTGATTATTTATATTAAACTCATATTCTGAATCAGGCGTGAATCCCACCACGTCTCCTATAGCTAGCCCTAATGACTTTAAAAACGCGTTGCTATACACAAGCTCTCCTAAAAGTTTTTTTTCTTTTACAGGCTCCCATTTTGATTCGTCTTGTAATGGCTTTACAAAACAATATTCATTTAAACAAAGCCAATCTTTATCTTTTTTGTATGCATATATCTGATCTGGAGCAACAAAATATTCGTTTTCTTGTATAAAGCTTGATGAATTTTTTTCGTTACCTCTTACATCGATCCATCTTCTAAATACATTGTGGTGTAATATTACTTCATCACCAACGCTTATGTCGTTTTTATATAGTATTGGTACTGAAATTACTTTTCCTATTCTATTAACAAATTGATAGTCTCTTTCTGTTATTTCAGTATTAAGTATAAGCTCTTTGTCTTCTATAGCTTTAGAGTTATTGTACCGGTTTTTAGTAGATATAATATAATTGTATAAAGATCTCATTAATAATCTAAATTGTATTCAACTGATACGGCCATGTTTTTATTAAAATGCTTCCACGGAAGAATTTCGTCATTCTTTTTTATAAATATATTATATGTGCCATCCTCTTCTAGTATGTCAGATATAATATGCCCTCCATAAACCTCCTGCCCTACAGAATAATGCATGGCTTCATTTTTATAGTCTTGGCCTATTGATATTTTTCTAATTAATTTCATTTTAGTATGTCCAAATTGTTGTTTCAGGTGCATCAGGGTAGCCTATGCCCACGTGAACAAAGTTATTTTTTCTTGATATACCTATACGAGTAAACCCTGTTTGAATTGCAGCTTTAACTAATTTAAAAGTTGCTTCTCCCCCTATGCAGGCAATATCAACCGCTGCGCCATAAGTATGCTCACCCGGCTTAGCCTTTTTAGCTTCAATAGGATGTTCGGGACTTCTATAAGTAGATGTTAGTTTAATTGGGCACCCATAATTTTCTCTTAGTGTATCTAACATTTCTAAGAGTTTAGGGTCCATCTTATTAAACTCATTAAATTCAGATTCTTCAAAATATTTCATTTCTTAAGCTTTTGGTATATATTTATACTTGTATATCCTATAGTTAATAATAAAACGACTGTCTGTAGTATTGGGTTAATACCCTCTACAAACGGAGAACTTGCTAGTAACGCTGTTATATTTATCCCGTATATTTTTAAATCTGTCATTTGTGTCTGTTATTACCCATGATCTTTTCAGCTCCTCGCGAACCAAAATATCCTATGAATACAATAGTTAATAATTCTTTAACTGTATCTAATTCTTTTATTTCTAAATACCACCCAATTACAAAAGCAACTGTTAAAAAAACTAATGTTAATGGCCGTACGTTAGAAGCCAGCCATGAACCTGATCGTGCGTCAGCAACCCAACGCTTTGTTATGCCGTCCATTTCAGCTCTTTCAAGTTCAAGCTTTTTTAATGCTATATCCTTGTCTTCAGCGCTCATATCTGAGCCACCTATAATAGCCTGTATAACACTGCCAACGGGGGTATCTTCTGCTATTGCTCCAACTACGGATGGAATTTTTTGTAATAAAAATTTACCGACCGCAGTTTCTTTAAATTTTTTTTTAGCCATTAAATTTAAAATTAATTTATTCAGCCTCTACAACCTCTACGGGTTTGCCATCGGTTGATTTTTCTTTTTCAATAGAAGATTTTAAAGCGCTAATAAAAGCATCTTTTCCAAAAACTAATTGCTGCAAGTTAAACTCGCTTGATTGGATTTTGCGTTGCAAATCAGCTATATGATTTACAATAATTTGTTGCTCGTTTGTTAAATCTTCAAAGTTGTGTTCTACATCATCAATAAGAATGGTGTTCTTTTCTTTTTTTCCAGCCATTTTTTTATTATTCAGTTATTAACTCCCAGGAAAGCGTATTTTCATTCCATTTATATTCCTGCCCATCATTTGGTTTAGGTACAGGTGCTTCCCAGGAACATGTATTTTCATTTAATACCCAGCTTTCAAAAGGCTTTGGTGGAACAAAAGCATTTCTAGTAATATCAAATGTATATCCTTTTGCTGCAAATCTTTTTCTGAATGAGCCATTAT